GCATCCCGGCCTGATACCCGTGAGCCGCAGCAGTCGTGATCGTGACGACGTTCGAAGTCAGAGCGACGTTGCTGATCGATGCCGACGTGTGGCTCAGGTTCCCGTAGAACCCGTAGTTGTTCAGAGCGCCGACCATCCCAGAAGTAACGGCGAAGCCGAGCTGCTGAGTAACCGTTGAACCAGCACCGAACGTGCCTTGACCAACGCGATAGTGGTTCAGCGTACCGATGTTGAACGATGCCGCTGCCGTGTTCGCAGCAGTGCCGAAGTACGAAGCTGTCGTCGTGACGTCTGATTGAATCTGGCCAGCCGATTGAACACCGTAAGACACCACGTTCCCGGTCATCGTGCGGCTGATGTACAGCGAGCTGTCCGTCGACATCGTAGGACCAACACCAACGTACCCGCTCGCATCGATCGCAAGGCGAACGAGGTTGCTTGTGCCGAGGTTCAGCGGCGACGCCGATGTTGCGACGAGGTTCAGCGCGTTCGCTGTGAGTGCACCAACGTAACCAGTGATGGTACCATTGTTCGCACCGAACGTGACGGTTGAACCACCAGCAGCGTTCGTGTTCGTGAGATTCAACAGCGCAATGTTCCCAGCTGTAGAAGATGACGTCGAGACTGGCGCTGCAAACGATACGGCGCCACTCGAACGAGTGATCATCATGTACGTGCTGAAGCCTGTCCCGTTGTTCGCATAGCCCTGAATGATAAAGTCTGAACCAGAAGCAGTCCCGCCTTCAGACCCAATACCCTTTCCGATCAACCAACGATTCACTCCGCCGTTCGTGAGGTAGATCCCTGCGAGCTGATCGTTCCCAGTAACGTTCAGGCTGAATGACGGATCAACCTTCGTGATTGTCAGGTTCCCGGACATCGTGTCGCCGGCCTTGAGCACGTTCAGCGAAGCCGAGCCAGTCACGGTACCAGTCACGTTCCCAGTGAGCGGACCAACGAACCCAGACGAGTTCGTGAGCACGCCAGTCATCGTGTCACCAGAGCGAGCAACTGCACCGCCAGTAGCAGAGAACACGACGAATGTCAGGGCGTCAGTGCCGAACGTAACGACTGTAGCTGTTTGTGTCCAAGCGGACTCGGCTTGTGTCGTACCTTCCGTAACGAACACGGCAGCGCCGTTCACCTCACCGACAGATGGAGCACCGTCGAAGTCAGCAGCCCGCGACCAAGTGCCAGCGGCAACAACGTACACGCCATTCTGTGAAGCAATGCTTTGGTTCTTGACGAGGACTCGATCACCAGCAATCACAGCGATACCGTCGATTGTCTGTGTACCAGAGAGCGTGATGTTCGCTGTGGTACCGACTCGGGCTGGGTTCTTCCACGACAGACCTTGAACGAGGTTATCAACGTACTGCTTCGTGGTCAGGTGTGTCGCTGTTGTTGGGTCAGCGGCAGTCACGTTCCCAGTGACTGCGAGAGATGTCAGGGTGCCGACAGAGGTCAGCGACGAAGCGGTCACACCAGAAGCGAGTGACGTGCCGGTCAGAGTGCCGGCGGCTGCGGTGACAGTGATGTCAGCGGATCCGTCGAACGAGACGCCGTTGATGTTCCGAGCTGTCTGAAGCGTTGTAGCTGTCGAGGCATTCCCAGTGAGAGTACCAGTCACGTTCCCAGTCAGCGGACCAGAGAACGCGCCAGCTGTCACAGTGCCAGTAACGCCGAGCGAGCCAAGGGTGCCAACCGATGTCAGCGACGAACCAGTCACGCCGGCAGCAAGTGTCGTGCCAGTCAGCGTGTTCGCAGCGGCGGGAACGGTGATGTTCGCCGAACCGTCAAATGCAACACCGTTGATCGTGACGGAAGAGAACAACTTCGTAGCAGTCGCGGCATTCCCAGTGACAGCGCCAGTCAGCGGACCAACGAATGCAGCGGATGTGACAGACGTCAGACCGGCGAGAGTCGTCGATGTCGCACCGAGGGCGATGTTCGTTGTGCCGACTGTGACCGACGAGTTCGCCAGCGATGCGTTCGGCACTGCCGACAGACCGATGACGAGGGTGTTCGCAGCGTCAGTGTACGTTGTCGTGACACCGTTCGCGCCAGACAGGAACGAGGCGTTCCCGACGACGTCTTGAACAGCTTCGACGAAGTCAGTGACTGCTGTCGATGCGATCGCGATCGAAGTGTTCACGACATCAGTGATCAGACCCTTGCCGTTCACAGTGAGCGTTGGAACCTGCGTTGCTGTGCCGAACGTGCCAGTCGTAGCATTCACGGTAGCGAGCGTCACTGGGATCGATGCGTTCGCAGAACCGTCGAACGCAGCGGATGTGCCAGTGGCATCACCGGAGACCGAGAACGTGCGACCTGTTGCGAGGGCGGTTGCCGTTGTGGCATTCCCAGTGACTGCGGCAGTGATCGAACCAGCAGTGATCGCGCCAGTGACGGCGAGCGAACCGAGTGTGCCAACGGATGTCAGCGACGAGGTCACGACGTTCGATGCGAGTGATGTGCCAGTCAGCGTGCCAGCGGCGGCAGTCACCGTGATGTCAGCGGACCCGTCGAATGCGACGCCGTTAATGTTCTTCGTTGCGGCGAGCTTCGTAGCAGTCGAGGCGTTCCCAGTGACAGCGCCAGTGAGGTTCCCAGTCACGTTGCCGGTCACGTTCCCAGTGACGTTCCCAACCACTGCACCAGTGAACGACATCGCAGTGATGCCGTTCGTGACTGCGAGCGAGCCGAGCGTGCCGACCGATGTGAGCGACGAGGTCACGATGTTCGATGCGAGCGTCGTGCCAGTGAGCGATGTGCCAGCGAGAGTTGTCGGGGCAGCGGAGAGTTGTGTCCAGGAGAGGAGCGATGAACCGAGGCTGATCGGATCAGCAGTGGTCATCACGAAGCCCTTCAGACCGTTCGCGGTACCTTCCTCAACGAACGTGTACGCGCCGGATGTGACTTCAGCAGCTGGTGTGCCGTCGAAGTCAGTCGAACGGGACCAAGCGGCGTTCGCAACAACGTAGATGCCGTTCTCAGCAGCAGATGTCTGATCCTTGACCAGAACACGGTTCCCAGCGACGACTGCGACGCCGTCGATCGTCTGCGTGCCGGAGAGCGTGATGTTCGCTGTCGTAGCGACGCGAACTGCGTCCTTCGGATCCAGACCACCGGCGACGCTGTCAACGTAGTTCTTGGTGGCGAGATGCGCAGCGGAAGTCGGGTCTTGCCCAGAGATCGCTTGCTGGAACGACCACGACCCAGTGATCACTTCGTTCCCAGCGTTCCGAGCAAGCAGTGCACCGTCGGTGATCTGTGTCTCAAGGATCGTCAGGGCAGCTTGGTGCTGCGTGATGTTCGTCTGAGCAATGCGCGCATCAGCGAACGTGCCAGAAGTCGTCTGTGAGGCGGCGATCGCGATCGCTGTCTGCGAAGCAGCGGTCACGAGACCCTTGCCGTTCACCGAGAACGTGACTGCGTCCGAAGCTGAACCGAACGTGCCGACGGTGCTGTTCACCGTGGCGAGGGTCAGAGTCGTCGAGCCGCCAACGAGACCGGAGCCGGTCGCATCACCAGCGAATGACACTGAGCCAGCTGGCGGTGCTGATGTTGCTGCGACGTACGCTGAACCGTTGTACACGTACAGGCCGATTGTGCCTGACGTCAGGAAGAACAGCTCGCCAATGTTGTTCCCAGAGACAGGAAGCGACGTGCCGTTTTGAATTTGGAAGTTCGTTGCGACTGCTGAGTCTACGAACAGGATGCCGTCTTGAAGCATGTAGATCCCCTAAAGGTGGTCTGAAATCGATCAGACCTATTTAGAGAACCAGCCGTGTCAGACGATCGCGAACGGCACTGGTTCTCCTCCGAACGAATCGTCACCGCCAGGTGCATCAGGATCAACGTATTCATTCACTCTTGTGAATGCTTCTTCGTTGTAATCGGCGAGTCGCTTGATCAGTCGCGTGATGCCGACGAGTGCCATCACGCAGTCATCCGTTGCGCCTGCCTTCGCCTCGTACGTGCCACCCTTAGCGACGAAGTTCTTCAGCTCGAAGATCAGCGTCTCGGAATTCAGTGTGAACCCCTTCGTGACCTTCTCGATCAGGGTCTTCATCTGGAGGCAGGCGAGAATCTTCGTCTTCCCAGTCGTGTACACGCCGAACTTCCCTGGCAGGTCCGAGAACAGCTCGGCGTGCTCTGGTTGCTTCTCGTCGTTCATGTACAGGGCGCACATCGCTTCACCGATTCCGTTCCGTTCGAACGTCCACAGGACATCGGCACGCCCGCGCCCCTTAGCTTCCGAGAGCTTGTTCAGCACCCACTTCAACTTCGCGTACAACAGCGGGATGTTGATCTCGTTCGATCGCCACTCGGCGACCTGATTCAATCCTGGGAAGTCGAACACCTCGATGACAGAGAAGTCCTTGCCACCACCGGTTGCCGGGTCGACTGACACGAGGTACGTCTTCCCGAGACCACCGAGGGTTTCTGGTGGCACCCAGAACTTGAACCCCATGTCCTCGTGATGGAGCATCTTCCCAGTGATCTGCTGAAGCTTCATCGAACTGAGCAGCATCGCTTCTGATGACAGGAACTCGCACCCCACTTCTTGCCTGGTCTTCAACGGACCCAACATATTCACCATCATCTCCCAGTACGAGTCGGATCGTTCTGGATGTTCACGCCAGTGAACTTGGAACGGCGAGAAGCTGATCTCACCCGAGTCCTCGTTCGCAGCGAGACCTGACATCGCGCCACGCCAGAGCTGAGCGAACAGTTCAGTGTCGCCGTTCGGTGTGCTCGAGATGATAGCTGAACCGCCAGTCGAGAGCGTTGGTGCCAGCGAGGCCCAAAGCAGTTCTTGAATGCGCGGGTTGATGAACGCCAACTCGTCGAGGTACAGTTTCGAGATCGAAAGACCACGACCAGTCTTTTCGGTCGTCGCTTCGGAGATGATCCGCGAGCCGTTGTCGAATTCGATGTTGTGCCGGTTGTAGTACTTCAGACCGCACTTGATCCAGTTCGGAAGTTCTTCGTACGCGAACCGAACGCGAGCAGCGATCTCAAGCGCGTGACTCTGGTTCTTCGACGCGATCAGAACAGTCGAGTCATCAACGAACGTCGCGTACCACAGGAGGTACATCGCGACTGTCAGTGTCTTCCCGCACTGGCGTGGTTGAAGCGTCACCGAGAACCGGTTCGCCTCCATGTGACGAACGAATCGCTCTTGGTACTCGAACAACTCGAACTTGATCGTGCCCCGCTTCGGGTGCTGAATCATCACGTAGTTCTTCATGAAGTACACAGGATCATCGCGGCACTTCTGCAGCTCTCGCACCATGTGCGGTGTGTACTCGGCAGTGGCGTGTGCTCGCTTGAGCTGTGGATTCTTCACGCGATGAACTCACATCCAAATGAGCGGCGCATGATCTTGTCACCGAGCTGTGCAGCTAGCAGATCCCACTTCGCCTGCGTAGCATCGTGAAGATCCCAGAACGAGATCGGGTGCGGATGAATCGGAACAACGCCAGCAACAGCGGAGTCCCAGATGTCGTGGAACAACGTGAACGGATCCGTAGGTGTCGAGTGCACGATGATCTTCGATCCGGTACCAATGCACGGCATCAGCGATGCCCACATCGCGTGCGAGACCGATTGATCGACGTACGCGAGATCGCCGAGGTACAGCGTGCCCAATGTGACGCCGCGTCCAACGTGCGCCGAAGCAGCACGGAACAGGATCCGCGAACCGTTCGAGAACACGAGCTCGTTCCGGTTCTCGTACTGAATGTCGGCAACCAAGTACGATGGGACCGTCGAGTACATCGTTCGAACGATTCGTTTCGCGTCATCAGAGTGCTGAGCACTCGGAAGAATCACAGCGATCGTCTTGTTGTGCTGGTACTGCGATTGCCACAACAGGTACGCGAGCGTCGCTGAGCTGATCCCAGCTTGACGTGGGTGCTTGCAGATCGTCGAGTCATGATCGTGAATCGCGTCGATGTACTGCTCTTGCTCTGGTCGAAGAGCGAGCATCATCAACCCGCGCATCGGGTGTGCGATCGCCAAGTGCGACCGAATGAAGTACTTCGGATCCGTCGAGCACATCACGAGCTCTTGAACCTGCGTTGGCGAGTACGCGCCATCTACACTGTACTTGTCTTGTGCTCGCTTCGAACGAATCATGCTGCGTCTCCGAACAGGTGCTTCCGAATCAGCTCGACTGTACGATCGTGCATCAGGATCTCGAAATGATTCGCCTTCACTTCTGCCTTTCGCCCGTACGGCAATGCCTTCTGACTGGCGATCGTAACGATCCCGTCATTCGGTTCCTTCTCTGCAGCGAGGTGTCCGGTCATCGAACAGATGCTCAATGTTGGAACATCAACCTTCAACATGCTCGCTTGAATGATGTACGGCGATGTTGGTGTGATGTCACGCATGATCGCTGGTGACCCAGGGATCCACTTCGCGATTCGAGCAGCGCGCGAACCAGCGATCGGTGCTGAGATCACGATCAATGATTGAAGTTCACGCTCGTGTGCAAGGATCGCTGAGATCAAACCGCCAAGGGAATGACCGACGAGCGAGAGCTCGCCAGTCTTCGGAAGCTGGCGACGGACTTGTGCGAGCGAGAGCTCGAGCGGTTGATGACTGTCGTAGTCGATCACGATCCGCTTCTGGTCCGGCAGGTTCTGCATGACGTAAGCAAAGCAACGTGAGGTCTGATTCAGACCATGAATGTACGCTACAGTTTTCATGGACACCTTATGAAGTATCCACTATTTACGGTTCAGGAAATGAGCTTAGTGAAGCTGCTCGAGCTTGTACTTGATCTGAGCGACGGAGCCTTGAAGCTCTTCGTACTTGTTCACGAACCAATCCTCTTGTGGGATCGTGCTCTTCGCACCTTCGAGGAACGACCAGAGCTGCTGAACGAAGCCGAGCGGCGAGGACATGTCGAGCCCAGCGAACACGTGCGGTTCAGTCATCGGCATCGTGCCGAGGTCAGAACCCTTGCCCATGTACATCTCAGCGAGTGAGTCCGCCATCGAGGACAGCAGATCATAGAGCTCTCCGAGAGCAAGGTGCTGCGCGAACGACTTCGTCTTCCAGTGATGGATGTGAGCGACGTTCCGTGCTTGAAGAAGCAATGCGAGTAGGTTTTCCATTGCTTATTTACGAGTATCTTTCCAGTTGTTGAACACTTGCTTCAACTGGTTCTTGAATTCGCCGATCCGATTCGCAGCCTCAGGCGAGAGGGCGACTTCTTCGCCGCCCTTGCGACGTGTTTCAGATGCCTTCGACTTCTCGGCGAACGCATCGTAGAACCGGTTGTAGAACTTCTCTTGCTTCGGGTCCTCGATGAACGAGTACACGAGGTCGTAGTTCTCTTCGGTCTTCTGACCGCCGAACAGGATGTTGATGATCGCGTGCACCATCGTCTTCTCAGCGACGTCGCCGACGTACTCGCCGTGAGCGCCAGTGGAGCTCTCAAGGAACTGCTTGAACGTGATCATTCGTCGTCATCCTCGTACCCATGCCAAAGGCGAACAGCGCCTTTGTACTCGAGCACACTCGTGTTGAACCAAGCCGTGGACTCAACGTCCCAGCCGTACGTGAACTCATCGCCGCGATGGCTGTACCCACTGTGATGGACGCCATCGAAGTGCTTCGAGAGTTCCTTCCACGGGAAGTTCCCACGCATCCGGTCTTGGCCACGCTGATTGTCGTAGTACTCGGCGTTCTTCTCGAGACGCTTCGCCCGCTCAGCCCATTCGTAGTACTGCTCAAGGTACCCAGTGTTGATCACCATCGAGTTCGGCTTCACGGCGAACAGGTACCCGTAGTCGGTCTGCCAAGTGCGGAATGTATTCCGAACGTACTCGTACCACTCGGATGACCACTCACCATTCGACTTCTTCTCAGCCGTTGAAGTCCAGAATGCGCCGCTTGGCTTGTTGTCACCCTTCACTGGGGACTCGTTGAACGCCGTCAGGATCGGTGGACGATCAGTGCGATCTTCCTTGAGCTTTGCTTCCTCTTCGGCATCGACTTCGCGCTTCGCATCACGGTACCGACGATCACGATCCCACGTCAGCTGAATCTTCGGGTCACGGTGCTTCGGGACGAACAGCTGAAGGCGGAGGTTCTTCTCAGTCAGGTGCGCTTGCATACTGCGGAGGTCAGCGTACCCCGACTGGTAATCCCCGACCCAATCGTCCTCAGGATTCTTCTTTGGCTTTCGAGGAGCTTCGGCGATGAACTGTTTGAACGAGATCATCAATCACCTGAGCGCGAACCAGATTCACCAGAGTAGTACTGACGTTGAATCGAGCCACGACCAGGATCCTTCTTGTTCGCTTCGACCGACTTCCCGTGCAGTTCCTTCCGGTGCGCACGATGAACGCCGGTGTGAACCTTGTCGCTCAACGGATCCTTCGGACCCTTCGGCGTAGCGTACGGATCCTTGGCGAACACTTCGCCGCGCTGCTTCAGACGCTTCGAACGGTACGAAGCGAGCGTGTCAACGCTGAGTTCATCGAGGCGATCTTCGTTCAGATCGACCTTGAACTGCTTCTTCGCGTGGTCACGAAGCTTCTGAGCGAGACGCTCCCACTTCGCGCGCTCGTGATCAGGCACTTCGCTCTTCGGTGCGTTCACCCAGTTCATCGCGTTCTTGTAGTCCTTGCGAACTTGCGCGAGCTGCTCTTCCTTGCCCTCGGCGACCTTCTTCCGAAGCTCTACAGGAGCAGACACATAGTTCATCACGGTTGTACCAACCTTGAATCGCACACCGTAGTTCCCGTTCTTGTTCGGCGGCTTCGTGATCGTCGCGTCGATCCACTTACCGCCGACCTTCGTTTGGATCTTCTCGCCGATGGCGTACTTCACCTCGGACTCGAACAGTTCAGCGACTTTCATGCCTTCACCTTTTCGATCCCAGCAAGAGCGTAGTTCATGTTCACACCTGGGCGTGGCGATGGAACGATCGAGACCATCTTGACACGTAGCTCACCGCTCGGGGCATCACGACTGATTGCCTCGAGACGATAGACCGTCTTGTTCTTCTCGCCCTTGATGCGAACGGTGCTGCCAAGATCAGAGATCTTCCAGCCCGTTGCTTCTTTGACTTCGTCGAGTCTCATTTCAGTTCATCCTTGTCGAGGTCGCGTGACCCTTCGACGGTAGCGTCGTTGTCTTCGCACCACTTCGACATCGCATCGGAGTCCTTGAAGAACTTCCGCCACATCGTGTTCTTCATGCCCTTGCGACCGTACGCTTCGATCTTATGACCCTTGGCTGGACGGTACGAGAGTGGCATGATGCCGTCCTTCGCAGCAGCTTCGGTCAGATCGATTGTGATCGTGCGGAGCAGTGTCTTCGAACCACGGAGGATCGACTCAGCGAGCACGACTTGATCTGGCTTCGCCACCGTGCCACCGTTCCGGTACTTCACGGCTGTGCCTTCGAGGCCCTTCGGCTTCAAGTCCATCCGACCGTCTGGGTACACCTTCGTGACATCGTGCTCTTGACCCTTGTGCGGCCCAACCAGAGTCTTCACAACGTCGCCGACCTTGAACTCGGCTGGCGTCGATGCGTCATCAGCATCACCCTTGACTTCAGTGTCGGACGGCGGTGCGGCAGCTGGTTCAGCACCAGCATCACCCATCGGAACATCAACGCCATCGGACGGAGCAGCTGTTGCCTTGCCAGCGAGCGACTTCCCGAGACCTTGAAGCGCAGCATCTTCCTTCACGATCACGAGCTCGTCTTTCATCTTGTCGATCTTCGCATCGAACAGTTGACGCATCAGGGCTGCGAACTCCTTGTGGATCGCTTCGGACACGTTCAAGTACAGATCGAACACTGCGAAGCTCGAACCCATCTTCGAGAGGTACTTGTCAGGCACAGCATCGCCGTGCTTCTTCTGCATCCGCGCGATCGCTGTCTGAGCAGCTTCAGCAGCCGCTTCACGGATCTTGTGGACTTGATCGTCGTTGAACCCGTACGACTTCAGCGCCTTCACTGCCGAAGTAGCTGGCAGGAATCGATTCGCGTCCTTCTCAATGACCAACTTCCCGAGCCAATGATCAAGCTTCGCGAGCAGGCCCTTCGGACCCTGCTCACCGCGAACAAGCTTCTTCGCGAGATCAGCCGATTCCTTCAGCGAGTACCGAACCTTTGCGAGCTTGAACAGGTCGATGTGACGTTCCTTGTTCTGAACCTTGTCGAACACGAGCGCATCTTCGGACGCGTGGTTGATGCTCAGGACCTTGAGCTCATTCTTCGAGCCGTCAGCTGGCACGTACACTTGCCCGACCTTCACGCCGTACCGACCGACCTTGCCGTCATCCTTCTTGGTGAACGTCTGATTGCCTTCGACCTCTTCATGAATCGCCGGTGTCTTGTTCTTCGGGTACACTTGGTAGTAGCTGATTCCCCAGCCCTTGCCTTGATCATCGGTGACTCGACCCTTGCCGGTCTCGGTGTCAACGCTCTTCAGCGTGAACACTTCGTTCGGGTCCTTGTCGGCGTACTCAGGCATCAGCTTCACCTTCGCGCCGTCTTGGAACCACGATGGGATCGAGCGAGCTTCCTTGATGATCTCAGCAGTGACGTCAGTGCCTTGCGGACCGGTGAACCAGCCGTTCCCATCGTGAACAGCGACGCGGTCAAGAGCTTGCGCCTTGTCCTTCGCGTACACCTTCACTTCTTGATTCTTCTTCTTGGACTTCACAAGGAACAGCTGCTCGCCTTCCTTCTTCTTGTTCAAGCTCTCATTGATCTTCTTGCCCTTGTTGTACGAGGCGACGGTCTCGTCGTCATCGAACCAGTCAGAGACGTACAGCTTCCCGGTCTTCTTGTCCTTGTTCACGTGCTGGACGACGCCTTCAGCCTTGGACTTCGCAACAGCTTGTGCGTGGCACTGGCTGGAGACGCAGTCATCGTCTTCGTTCAGGTCCTCGTCAACCTTTGGGTTCGCGCGCGAATGTTCCTTCACACCGTCCCAGTACGCACGGTACTCTGGCGTACCCTTCTCGAATGGACAAGTGTCAGTGGTCGACTTCGGGCTACCCTTAGCGGCGTTCTTCATTCCGAGAGCACGAGCAGCAGAGACCTTCGGTGAGACAACACGAGCTTCAAAGAGCTTCGGGTGATCGCGCTTCAGGATCGCACCGCGTGTGATCGAGCAGTCGTCAAGCAGGTCGCGTTCTTCGTCAGCGGCGTCGGTGTCCTCATCGCGGCTGTTTCCGATGTCGTTCTTGAACTTCTCAAGAGCGCGCTCAGCAGCTTCGAACGACTTGTACGCCTTCTCGGTGTACAGCTCGATGCGACCTGGCACCTTGCGCTTGCCAGAAGACTCGTAGTACGTGATGAAGTATTCCTCATCGCCGACCTTCTTTTCGTTCAGAGTGCTGAACAGTTCCTTGAGGATTGACATTCGTTGTCTCCGTTTTCGATCAGGTATTTATGGATCGCCTGATGCTTACATCGCGAATCCGAGCTTGTCAGACAGGTGGCCAGGTGATGACTTCGAACGCAGGTTCGCCTTCTCGATCTCTCGACCTGACTTCAGCGGTTCGACCTTGATCGTGCCGTCAGATGCCAACTTCGACTTCACGTACCACAGATCCGGCACCGATTGCTGAACGAGTGGGATGAAGTTCAGATCAGTCTTGTCGTTGATGAACTTCGCGACTGCTGCCTCGAGGCGAGCGATCTCAGTATTGTCCACTGGATCAGCGGCGCGCTTGTACGCTGGGTAGTTCTTCGCGAGCCAGTCGTTGATCTTCGCTGGAGCAGCCTTCACTGGATTCTCAGCGATGATCTTCAGGAGCTCAAGCTCCTTGGCTTCCTGCTTTCGAAGCTTCGGGTCAGCATCGGTCATCGCCTTCAGGATCTCGGTGACCTTCAGCGTGTTGCTGTTCCCGCCAGAACGCTTCGAGCTGAACGCATCGACCTTCTCGCCGGCACCACGCTTCGCCTTCATCGTGAAGTCGTACAGCGGTTCGTTCCCGAGCTCTGGGAACTTCACGCCGCCTTCCTTGTACTCTGGCTTCTGCTTGATCACGAAGAACGGACCGAGGACTTCCATGAAGTCGTTGTTGATCGTGTTCTTGAACGCCGAGTC